CCTGGCCCTAAGGTTGCTGCTGCCGTAAGAGTTACCGTGAAAGTCCCTGAAGTACAGTTAATTACTTTACCGAGATCTGAAACAACCACCGTATAAGCGCTTGTCTGGTTATTAAATGTATAAGGCAACTGCCCCGCAGACGCAGGGTAAGTAACAAAAACATCTTTAGTACCAGCAGAAAAATTAACCGCTGAGCCACTATTTGATGAAGATAGTATTGTGTCTCGGGATAAGGTTGTGCCAGCAGCCGTGTAGGTTCCTAGACCCACTTCCCATTCAGAGCTTGTCTGCCCAACGATGGCATAAAACGTGACATTACCGCTTCCAACCGCTGCAAACGATTGAAACCCTGTTGACGCACCAAGCAGCGTCACTGTACCGGTGCCTGTGGTTGTGGTCGTTTCTTTAACTCGGTCTTTTACAAGGATACCCATTTTCCACCTTTATACAGACATATAGACAAGCTTCCAGTAAGTTGGCGCTAAATTTGTTCCTAACTCTCCTGTTGCTGACACCCCTGTAAGTGCTACTTGTGTCGGCGGTAAATTAACAGAACCTACAGCCCCGGTCGCTGATACGCCCGTAATTCCCCGCCCCAGAACAATAGTACCAACAGATCCTGTTAATGCAACCCCTGTTAGTGGTATGTTAAATATAACTTCGGCGGTTCCTACCTGCCCCGTAGCGGATACACCAGATAGTTCACTAATAACTTGATAATTTACATTACCTACTTGACCTGTTGCATTTACACCAGTAAGTGTTGCACCTTGCTGCCCGCCATAAACAACAGTTCCAACCTGCCCAGTAGCTGATACTCCTAATAATGCAAGTGTCGTTACAACGCCTACACTACCTACCTGCCCCGTTGCTTGTACACCGCTAAGTTCAACCCCTTGGAATTGGGTGTATATAACTGTACCAACTTGCCCTGCTGCTTGAACCCCAGAAATATCTAAGGTCAGTTGATTAAATACTGTACCAACCTGCCCAGTAGCTGATACTCCTGTTAAAGCAGGTGCCCCCGGTTGCCCCGCAATAGAAGAAAACGGAGCTTCTGAGAATGAAGATATACCAAACACGGGCTACAGCGGGTTGCCCCGCCCCCTATTAAGCTAAACGAATTAACGCGTTAGTCGCGTCGTTAGTAGGCATCGTCAACGCAAAAGTTCCAGCAGTAATAGTCTGTGAGCCAAATGTATGAACACTAACCGCAGGTCTGCTGCCAACAGAACCTTGGGTATTATTATAAATTAATACACAATCAAACGCCGTGCTCAACGTCACAGGACTCCCACTTGAACCGTATGTAATAGACGCCGATGGTGTCCAGTATCCTGTGGTGCCGGATGTCGTTGGGGCAGTTGAATTAGTAACTGTTACCCCACCTGCGGTGTAGTTTGTACCCGTTACTTCGCCAGTGGTTGTATACACCGTCGTTGACGCATTAATTGTTGCTGATGCCAAATACAAAGCCGCCTTAAACGTATCAGCCGTTGACGCTGCCCGTATAGGAGCGGTGCCAAAATTATGTGTTGCTGTTAACAGCTCACCTTTAAAGGAGGTGCACATTGCTTGAGTGTTTGCCATTTTAAACTCCTAGTTAACCAATCATTGCCGCAACGCCTTCAGAAAAGACGTTTCGTTTTAAATGTACATGCACAGAACGATGTACAAGCTCTCCTTCGTGCCAATACTCAACCCAACGAGTATGTTCGTCGTCATTATCAACCACACCTTCTTTTTTATCAAGAAGGGACTCGTCCATCAAACCCTTGGTCGTTGTAATCATTAACTAATCCTTAAAACAGAGTCGGTTGCACCCATTGGCGGGAAAGTTATTATTAAATTAGACGCATTTTTGGTTATCGTAGATCCAAAATTTAATACACAAACTGCACGATCTTGGTTTGTTGAATTATAAATCAACGCACCTGCACATGTAAGCGTTACGTTTGTGAATGTAGCATCGTCAAATGACCAATAGCCTGTAGTACCTGATGAAAGGGGCGTGATGTTTGTGAGTGCAATCCCGCCAGCGGTATAATTGGTTCCACTCGATGATACTTCCCCAGAGGATGTGTAAATGGTTGTGTCCGCTCCGAGGGTGGCAGTTGAGACGTACAAGGCGAGTTTAAATACATTTCCTGTAGTCCTTGTAAAGTTATGCAGGCCTTGAGCAACCTCAGCTTTAAAGCTTGTGCACATTGTTTGGACAATTGCCATATTATTTCACCGGATAGCGAGCCTGTCCAGACCTGTAAGCGTCTTGACGTTCCATACCATCACCCAGACGTTTAGCAAGAGCAATCGCTTCATCGTATTTAGATTGAACCGCCCCCATCATATCTGGATTAGCTTTAATAAAGAAATAACCCTCTCTCAGTGCACCGTAAAGCAAAACAGAATCAAAATTTTCGCTAAGCCAAGTTGTTCCTGCTGTTACGATGGATTCAGGGTAATAATAAAAATGTAACTCAACTTGATACGCAGCATCTGGTGTAGGGCCAAGTAAAAAACTTAATTCTGTCGTTATAGTCGCATTGGATGTTTTTGGCCCAAAGATTGCGTAATGTCTAGGTCGTCCTGTGTTACCCGCTCCTGTGGGGGTTGGGTAGGCTTCACGAATAAAGTTAACATCTTTATTCAACATGTAATGGTACTTACCAGTAGCGTCTATTACTGCAAAACTATACGGGGCAAGAAAATCATAAGGACACGATAAATATTGGTTATTGGTCATCAATAACCCCGTCATGTTTTTTCTAAGTGACGGAAACTGTATGAAGTTATAAATACGCTGCTCAGCCTGCTGAACAAAAGTCGCAAGCTGGTCGTCAGAACTCCAGACCGTACTGGAATCCGTCAGATTAATCGTCGGGAAGTCATTTTCAACATACCCTCGGATCGCTTTTTTTAACTCCGTGTAATTCACGCCATTGGACCCCGGCTCATTGTGCCTTTAGTCGCACAACCAGCTCCACGCATTTTAATACCAGAGGTTTTAACAGCATTATTTTCTTTATTAGTGTACGCACCTACACTCATACGCACAGTATCTACTTTACTATGGTCTGGGCCAGAGCCAGGATTAGTTTCAGCTTTAGTCTTCTTACCCTGCATGGTGTGTGGTTCGGCGTAAATTGACGCGGGACCAACTTCTTTGCCGCTTTTTTTCATGCTATATGAAGCCATTATCTGCTCCCTTGATTACGCACCCGTGCCATATTACGGCCCATAGTCTTCATCATTTCAGAAGTTGGGCCACCCTTTTTGAGTTTGGTCATGGGCTTACCGGGGTGCATTTTTTTCTCATGCTTGTGCACTGCACCAGCAATCATTTTTTTGTCTTGCTTAAGATCTGCTTTATCCATCATAAACTCCTAAGAAACTGTCACAGAATTAACAGAACCTACACCGACTAAATCATTTGGTGTTAAGCCCGTATCAAACCATCTTGCCCCGCCAACAGGGTACCAACCCCATTGTATAACGCGACTACCGCCCATTGGAACCCCATTTTCATTTTGACTTGAATCATCGTTAACAGGCTCAATTCTTAGCCCATCTACACCCGATTGATAATATGAGTTTGAATCCACACGAGGGTTACGAATAGCTTGTGGGTCATACACAGGGTACATACCAAGCTGTAATTGCGGTTGATCTGGCTCCCAACACTCAGGGCAAACAAGAATATTGACGTTCTTGGTTTTGATTACCAAGCTCTTTAATTGCTTTAGTTTGAAACGAAAGTTACACCTATCGCACTGAGCAATAGCATATTTACCGGCTGCAAACTGATTGGGCATCAAAAGCTCCCAGTGTTCCCCAGATACATCCGACGAGGAACAAAACGCACAGCAGCTTTCTCTCGATCTTCACCCGCCGCAAAATTCCACTGCTCTTCGTAAGAAGCTTTTAACATCTGGATACGATCTGTACCTTCAGGAATCTTTTGAGCAATGTAGTACGCCAACCCTGCGGTAATACAAGGCAAGAACCGGAACGGCATATCAGGAGTCTGAATACCATCCCCCGCATTCTGAATGCGGCGCATACGCCAATAAACTACTTGATAATATGGAGAGCCTTGTGTGCCTTGGTCAGGGACAGGCCAGACTGTAATCTGTGGGTTTGCTTGTGCGCCGGGGGAGTAATTGCTGGTTGCGGGATAAGTAGCACCGGAGTTGCGGCTGATGTAAATCTGTATCGGTCGTGCTTGAGAAAGTTTGTTTGGGATTGTGGCGTAGGTGGAGACACTAATCCGGGTAAGTGTGAGGTCAGCTTGCGTTGAAGAATTTCCAGCTCCCGTTCTTAAAACGTGCTCAAGCAAGTCAATGGTGTCGTCAGGCAAGTTGTATGTGGCAGTGCCTTGCACTAAATTTACTGAGCCTTGCTCAATCGTCCACATATTGATACCACGATTAGCCCATTCAATTGTCAAGAGGTTCATAGACCGACGAGCCGTACGCAAGTCA